CGGAAGCATTCGCCAAATTTTATTATAACCACGATCCAATTGTTTTGAATTTTCCAGCAAACCCTTTTGATTGTTTGTATTGGCTGACATCAAATCATATTCATTGTCTGCTGGGTCGTATTGGTCTTTGTAGAACATCTTGCTATTGATATTATACATAGTTGTTATATCTTTAAATATATTTTTAACAAAATTTAATTTATTGTTTTACGATATTAAAGAAGCAAATTTTATTCAAACTTGTTCTTGTTTATCCTTCAATTTTTCTTGGATCTTTTCACTAATAAGTTGTTTAATTTTCACCTCTAAATATTGGATTTTATCTTTTAATTCCCCATTTTCAATAGTCAACTGTTGAATCATATAAATTTGATCGCTATTTGCATTTTGAACTGTAGGGGAATTTGACAACATTTGTAGTTTGTTTAATGTTTCGTTGTAGGCAGATTGTTTTTCCATATGTTCTTTTATCATATTCTCCCTATTTTCCTTTATTTTTTGTATTTGATTTGTAACGTCCGGTTTGTTTTCTGGTCTACCTGGTTCATATTCCTCAAGTAATTTATCAATATCTTCCATAAAAAATTTTAATATTTCGGGTTCTTTTACCAAATCAGTTGGTTTTACAGTTGTTTCGTGAATATTTGGGTTGGGACCTTGATTTAACAATTCTTTTTTATCAAATGAATTGTGATCATGTGAAAATACCAATATTGATTTTTTTGGGTCTAATTGTGCAAATGGTACTGTATAGTCTTTTAAAAACTTTTTTTCTTCTGCAACAGAAGACTCTTCGTCAAACCTTGACTGTTTTAAAAACTCCTTTCTGAAAGCAAATGTAGCAGCTGTAGCATGAGTTGGACCATATGGACCAAATTGTAACATTTTATTTATATGCTTAAAATGAATAAACATCGCACTAGAACCTACACACAATGCCTTTGGATTGTTTCTCAATGTTTCTACAGCGTGACTAATTCTTTCCGGAGGATAATAATCATCATCATCCATATAAATAATTATATCTCCTTTTGCAGTGTCATTTGAAATATTTCTCTTTTTACCCAAAGTTAGCTTATTATCAAATTTAAGGTATTTTACTTGTGGAATATGAGATACCAACTCCTCTATTTTATCAGTTCCATCATCTACTATAATCCATTCTATTTTGTCTTTTGGATAGGTTTGATGTTCAAAACATTTAATCATAATGGGTATAAAAGGTCGCCTATTAAATGTTGGCGTACATACACTTACGAATGGATATTTTACCATTTTAGTCTTGTTTTTTCCCATTTATTTAACTATTATATTTTTTTTAAGTATTATTTTTTGTTATTATTTTTTTATTATTTTGTTATTATTTTCGTGATAACTGTTTGCCTATTTTTTTTAAATCTTTTGTTATATTATTTCCTCCTTTTTGTCCAAATATCAAATTATACAACAATCCATGTTTTTCTTTTGATTTTTCATCATTACTACATGTTTTTTTTGCTTGTTTATATCCTACTAATGGCGATAAGTTTTCTTTGGCAATTGGTTTAAAAATATCAATTGATATTGTGCCCCAATAAATTAGACATAACGTTACTATAGAAAATATACCAGGTATTTTTCCTAAGTTAGAAAAAGCACTTACTACTACAAAAAAACTTAAAATAATCATTATTAACAATTTATAATACTTATATACATCTTGTATTACAGCCATAGATGTAATAGATTTGCCATTTAATTCTGCTTTATAAGTTATACAAGAAAAAATACACCATGTCATAGATATAAATGCTACAACTGAAAATAAAGGGATTGAAAAGAAAAATAAAATTAAAAACAGAATAACTAAACATATTGCAAACAAATAACTAAACCAATTAAGCTTAATAAGGGTTACATCCTCCCAATTTGGCTTTCCTGTTCCGGAGACATTTGTATTTGTTTTGAAAAACCAACCCATTCCTGCGAACCACAAGTAAATTAAATACAAATGATCAATTAAAAAAATGATCCATCCTAATATAAATACAATTGGAGGACCAAATAATAAGATAAGAATCTCAGGCACTTGATTTAATAAATTTAAAATAAAATTAAAAGATGAATAGTTAAATTGTGTGACTGATTCTAGTATGGAAATCAAATAGTTTGCCAAAAAGTGGGATCTAGGAGTGTTCTTATAATCCCGAAACATATCTAAAAGCTTATTTTCTGAATTGTATTCATCGTATGGGAACTTTATTTTATTTGACATTGGCGGATCACTTAAAAGCGTATTAAAAATATTTATTGATATTGGTTGGATATCAAGTTTTGTATCTGTATATGGATAACAATTGCTATCTGTAGGTAATATATTTGTTTGACCTAATTTACATGCGTATAATATTAACCCACCACTTCCAAAATACAATGCTATAACAATAAATACAATGAATACATTTAATGCAAAAATACCAACATTTGAAAAATAATTTGAAGAACTTGATTTATTTGATAATTCTTTATTTTTTTCATCAATAGCCGTTGAATCTGACATTACTTATATTTTACTGATATAAAATATTTGATATTTTTGAGTATTTACTATTTATAAGTATTTACTAAAATGAGTAATTCATTTCATATTTAATTTTTATATGAATTTATATTTTATATTTTATAGTTTATATTTTATAGTTTATATTTTTATATCAATTTATATTATATGAAAATATCCAAGAACCAATATTTTATAATATTTTTGGCTTTCGTAAGCTTTATTTTACTTGTAGCAATATTTAAGTGGGTAGATTATTTATCAAACAATAATTATATTAGGGAAAATTTTGTATCTGACAAAAGAGAATTGTACGATGGAACAACAAGTCATACAGTTAATTTGCCTTTAACAACTACTTATAGTTGTACAAATTTTTGCGGACCTACTGCACGTTGTGCTATAACAGGCCAGCAATGTTTTACTGATATTGACTGTCCTGGTTGCCAACCTTATTCACCACCTTTACCAAAAAACACAGATGAGAACGTTCCAGGAGACAATGATGCTGGAAAATTAACATTGGGAGTTACGCCTCAATACTCCTCATTAACTAGCGGGTATGGAACCAATGAAACAAAAGTTACATCTAATCCTTTTGCTAAACCTGCTATAGCAAACTTTGGTGTAGATACTTGGATGGCGGGATTTAACGATGATATGAAATTATTCAATAGAAGATACAAACCACCACAGCTTAAATATATGCCGAATTATCAAGATAGATATAGTTTGACTGGCGAATTTATTGAAGACGGACCATTTGCTTCTAATGCTACACTCCCTCTAATTAGATCTCTTTAAATATGATATTTTAATATATTATTTTATCACTTAAAGAACGCGCTTCTCTCTATTAACGCGTTTCAAAAGTAATACGAAGATGTCCTTTCAAAAACTATATAAAAATATTTGTATATGTAATGTAAATGAGTAAATTAAATAAAAAATTGATTATAAATAGTGCAGATAATATTATAGTAAATACAATTGAAATGGATACACAAAATGAAGTTAAAAAGACAAAATTGATTATTGTTGGAGAGAGTGATAGTGATAGCGATAGTGATAGCGATAGTGAAGAAGAACCAAAAGAACAAGAAACAAAAGAACAGCCTCTAGAAACGAACAAAATATATAATGAAGATTGTATTTTGGGTATGAAAGTTATTCCAAACGAAAGTGTGGATATTATTATTTGTGATCCGCCTTATAATATTGGAAAGGATTTCGGAAACAATAGTGATAAGCAAAAAATGGATGAATATTTAATATGGTGTGACAATTGGATTACAGAGTGTCTTAGAATTTTAAAACCACAAGGCACTCTATATATATATGGGTTTAGTGAAATTTTGGCATTCATTAGAACTCGCATTTATTGTAATGTAAGATGGTTAGTTTGGCATTACACAAACAAAGTAACACCATCGCTTAACTTCTGGCAGCGAACCCATGAAAGTATTTTATGTTGTTACAAGAATAAACCAGTATTCAATCGCGATGATGTGAGGGAACCTTATACAGATTCGTTTCTTAAAAATGCCGCAGGAAAAGTAAGAAAAGCAACAAAAGGTAGATTCAGTAATGGAGAGAAAGAGACTACTTATACGGCACATGAAGGAGGTGCTTTACCGCGAGATGTAATTAAAGTTGCTGCTTTGGCTGGAGGCGCAGGGAAAAAAGAGCGCGTAGATCATCCGACGCAAAAACCGATAACTTTATGCGATACATTATTGAAAGCATCTTTAAATAAAAACGCACCTACATTATTAGTGGTTCCGTTTGCTGGTTCTGGTTCGGAATGTGTTTCAGCAAAAAAAAATAATATTAATTTTATAGGGTTTGAAATTAATAGCGACTATATTAAATTAGCAAATGAAAGGCTATGTGGATTAGAGGAAACAGGAATAATAGAGGAAGAAACAGGACATTTAGACTAACTTATCTAAAATACTGATGTAATTATAGGTTGGTTTGCTACTCACTTCTGCGCTCGCAATAATAAAATTTTTTATATCTTCAGTCATTTCAATATGCATCCATAGTTGAGATGACATACTAAAAGTAACCGACATACTACAACCATTGATAGTGTTTGTTTTCCAACCAACTTGCGCGCCCTTGTTTTTCCCTCTTGTGCCAATGGTTGGCTCCCATGTATAGGAACAAGGGTCTAATAAAATATGATTACTTGGAATCAGGAGCCATTCATAATATTTTTTTGCCGGATTTGACTCATCCCTCAGAATAATAGAATAATATTCAAAGTTTTTTCGCTTATTTATTTCTTCGCAAATTTCTTGCGGGGTTCCACAGTGTTTTTCACTACATACCGTAGTAAGCCTATATGAACTAATATCAAAGCCTTTATTATGTGCAGAATACTTTGCTGACTTATTACTTAGTCCTCCCAAAGAACAATTTATATCCATTCCTGGTAAATGACTACCTTCACTTTGAGCGAATACCTCAATTCCAACGGATGAAAATATCAGCGAATTAATATCCTCCCATACACTTTCTTTGATAATGGATGAGTTTATTAAATGATATCCTTGGACACATTTTTTAAAATTTACATCAATCAGTTCAACATTTTTACATACATCACTAATAGTTTTAATAGACAACATCTTTCGCGTAGTAGATTATTTTAACATTTATATTTTAAAATAATTTCATTTCAATTTTTTTATTTATTCTTTTTTAATCGGTTCAATAAATATATTATTTAAAATACTTAAAGAATTTATGTAGCATACATTAATCCTGCATTACCTCCAATAAATGTTACCATATTACATCTCTCTTCAATAACGTACAAGTTAAAATTGTAATCATAAATACGCCAAGTCGGTTTGTTAATACCAACAATATCGCCAGTTGTAGGATCGCAAATGGTTAGTACTTGCGCATATGGATCAACAGGAGGTGTTATGGTTGTAAACTCCAATTCAATGTTTGTAAATCTACTCATATTCATGGCGCCAGAAGGTTGTATTACAAATGGATCTGTGTTCAAGCAAAAATTGTAACAATATAATCCGCGAGGCGCATTACCAGCTGTTCTAACATATTTTTCTACAAAATCATACACACCAACCGGTAATATGTTCTCTCTATATTGACCATCCAATAATATTCCCATCGCTACCAATATGTATTGAATATTTATAGGATTATATACTCCCGTTGTAAAAAGACCGCTCATTGTTCCATCTGGATTTAATCCGGGTCCTAATTGTGATGGTCCTGCTGGATCCGGATTTGGCACATCTCCTGCAGTTGATGCTGGAATAATATCTTGTGGCATATAATTATAAGGCCAATTGGTATAGTTTGACCATTGATTACGCAAGTTCGCATCACTTCGCTGAAAATAAAACATCCAGCTAATAACCAACCCAAGTGAATCTAAATAGGTTCTATTTGCTCCTGTAACATTATAATATGGTTTTTCGTATATTTGCTTAAATAAATACCTTTGTTCATTCTTTGCAAAGACTTCAGCTTCATCATTAGAGAGAAAACAATACGTGCAATTTAAATTGATATCGGCATTCCAATTAGTTCTTGTATCTACATAAGAAACGGGACCTAGTGTCTCATCAGGTGGCGTTTGAAGAAACCTATAAAATTGCATATAAAATTGGTTGAAATTTGGTTGTACTACTGGATAATTGTTTGCATAATCCATTACATCACGAATTGTGAACCATTCAAAAATCGGTCTAAATGAAATATTAATCTGTAGCTCGTTGTATTGAAGTGCGACTAGTGGAAAGGCTTGTGTTGTAAGCAAACTAAACCAGGACCCTAGTGGAATATACAAAATACGACCACTAATAGAAGGTTGTGCGCCTGCTGGACTTGTGGTATAATACGCATTTGGATATGAGTTCACACGAGCGCCAGAATTTCCAGGATCATTTAATTCAGGCGTTTGACCTATCATTTCATTGAAGAGCGCGAGTTTTGTATTACTAAAATCCCTTCGGACCGAATTTAAAATATATTGTCCTGAATATTCTTGCAATTTTTGATTGCCACAATTGATTGTAATACGACTTATGATTTGGGCGCCAATGTTTTCTATCCATTGGAATTGATATGGTACCCAATCTGTATAACCCGTTGAGCCATCAGGATTCGTATACGCTTGAGGTGGCATAATTGGACTCCATATGTTCGGTAATTGGATGGAAATGTAGCAGTCCATAAGCAAGTCTGCGTAGCGTCTTACTTTAAACGTAAATGTAGATTCTGATGTTAAATTAAGTGTAGGAGTTCCTTCATAATCAAGCCGGAAATTCTGCTTACCAAAATTAGTGTACTTTTTATAAGCAGACTTCCAAAAACTCTTGGATGGATTACCATTTAATATTACATTTTGGTTTCCTTGACTAACAAGATTCATTAAGCCTCCAGCCATGTTAAGTATATAATATACGAATTTTTTAATTCTTTATTCGTTATAATATAATTTTACTAAAAGAAAATAATAAAATTAATAATAATATTATAATATAACAGATATTATGTCATCTACAACAAAAGATTATTTAAGCGCAATAAAAAACATGAACGAAGATTTCCAGAGCTACATAATTTTGGCATTTATTCTCATGATTTTGGCCATATTTATCGGATATATGATTTATCTAAGTAAATTGGATGGAAAAGAGGTAAATTACATGAATAATTTATATTCTAGTATAGATGGTAATATTCGCCCCATTAGCGCAGCAGATCCTGACTGCTCAGGTAATTTATTTGATTATTATATTAAAACCGCTTACAATGCGTGTAGCGGTGGTTCGTACATGAACGATTTTGTTGATATCGGTAATCTAAAGGCTATTATCAAACAAGGGGTGCGATGTTTGGATTTTGAAATATATTCTATTAATAATGAGCCAGTAGTATCAACCAGCACAACAGACGATTATTTTATTAAGCAAACATTTAACTCTGTTGGTTTCAGTAGTGTGATGGAGACCATTAAAAATTATGCATTTGCTGGAGGTTCGTGTCCTAACCCAACAGATCCTTTAATCGTCCATTTAAGAATTAAAAGTAACAATCAAAAAATGTATTCCAAATTAGCAACTATACTTAAATCATACGATTCCATAATGCTTGGTAAAAATTATAGTTACGAAAATGCCGGAGAAAATTTAGGAGGCACACCTTTACTAAAACTTCAAAACAAGGTAATTTTAATTGTAGATAAAATTAATAATGCCTTTTTGGAAAACCAAGACTTTTTAGAGTATGTGAATTTAACAAGTAATTCAGCCTTTATGAGAGCTTACACATATTATAATGTAAAAAATAATCCTGATACACAAGAGCTAACAGAATACAACAAAAGAAATATGACAATTGTCTTACCTGATAGTGGTGCAAGTCCAGCCAACCCAAGTGCTCTTTTATGTCGCGTTTATGGTTGTCAAATGATTGCAATGCGTTATCAATTAGTAGATAACTTTTTAATAGAAAACGCGCAGTTTTTTGATGGTAGCTCTTATGCTTTCGCTTTAAAACCATACGATTTGAGATATCATCCTGTTACCATACCGGATCCAAAACCACAAAACCCTGCATACTCATATGCTACTCGCAGTGCTTCCACAGACTATTATAGTTTCAAGTTTTAATTATACTTTTAGAAAAAGTATAGCAAAATTAAGAGCAAAATATATAGAATAATTTTATAAAAAATTAAAAATATAATAAAATAACTTAAATATGATGTTATATATACAGATATAATATCATGGGTCAAACTACGTCACGTAATACCAATCCCGTTAATTATGATTGTCCGGTTTGTATGGCTTCAAATAAGTTGCCAAACGCAGGAGGAAGATTTTTTTTAATTAGTGAAACCGAATGTCAATGTAATGGATGTAATACAAAATTTGAAAAAACTCGTTTTTATAAGCCTCACTCATTGAATGTAACAAATGTTAAATCAGAAGAGCCAGCAATCTAAATCAATATCATCAATTAAATATCGCAATTTAATTTTATCAGACAATAATTTATAAATTAAATCACGCTTATAGCCCTTAAGCCTTCTAATTTCATCAATAAGGTGGTTCATAGTGAAAGCTGGCGACCAATTGTTACCACAAGTAATAGTAGAACAACACAAACAATTCAATTTGTGTATTTTTTTTAACTGTTCCGACGAACTAACTCTTAAAAACTCTTGATAAGGTCTAAAATTAATTTGAACTCCAGGAGTTTTAAACGGATATGTATTGCTTAATATTATTGAATATATTAAACCATTTGTACTGTCTAATATATTTACAATATATTTGTGTTTATCAAAATTAGATGTTTCATTTAACTCGCTATCAATGGATATTAAGGAACAATGCTCATTCAATTTTTCCAATTCTCTGGTAATGCGTCTTTTTACAGATTTTGACTCTATATTTTCTAATGCTAATAAATGCGTTTGAGCTAAGGTTGTTGTAGTCATTGGTGTCGTTGTATATAGTATATTATACATTTTATCATTGTTATTTAACTCAATTTTTTATATAATTATTCTGTTTATTATATAAGAAAGTAAAATGAAAAAAGGCAATGAATGTAAAGGCTTAACATTTGAAGATTGCGAGCTAACAATTCTTCGTATGGCTGTTGACAAAGCAGAGGAAAAAATAGGAAAGCGTATTGTAAACTCGGAAGACATTAAAAAAATAATTAAAATTGTAGAAGACTTTATAAAACGCAAAAACTTGATTTGTTATGGAGGAACAGCTATAAACAATATATTACCGACTGAAGAACAATTTTATAATAAAGACGCAGAAATTCCGGATTATGACTTTTTTACAACAGATGCGTTACATGATGCGAAAGAATTAGCAGATATATACTATCGCCAAGGATTTACAGATGTGGAAGCAAAATCAGGACAACATCACGGAACATATAAGGTATTTGTAAATTATATTCCTATAGCAGATTTAACGCTGTTACCAAAGGGTATTTATAATGCAATAAAAAAAGAAGCAGTAAGAGTAGCTGGAATATTATACACACCACCAAATTATTTAAGAATGTCCATGTTTTTAGAATTATCCAGACCTGCAGGTGATACTTCTAGATGGGAAAAAGTGTTGAAACGAATGTCTCTATTAAATAAAAACTTTCCCATAACAGATGTAAATTGTAATAATATAGACTTTCAGAGAGAAATGGAAAATAAAAAAGACGAAGATAAAATATATGAAAACGTGAGAAATACATTGATTAACCAAGGTGTCGTATTTTTTGGAGGTTATGCGATCACATTGTATTCTCAATATATGCCTAAACACTTGAGAAAACAATTAGAAAAGGTTGCTGATTTTGATGTCTTATCAAATGAACCCGAAACTACTGCGGATATTGTAAAGGAACGTTTAAAAGATGTCGGGATAAGAAATGTAAAGATTGTAAAGAGAGAACCGATTGGTGAAATTATTCCAGTTCACTATGAAATACGTGTAGGTAATGATACAATTGCTTTTATTTATAAACCTATAGCATGTCATAGTTATAATGTTATAAATATAGGAAGTCAAAAAGTGAAAGTAGCAACTATTGATACTATGTTGAGTTTCTATTTGGCGTTTTTATATACGGATAGACCTTATTACAATCAGTTTTTAGAGAGAATATTATGTATGTCAAAGTTTCTTTTTGATGTGCAACAAAGAAATAGATTAGAGCAAAAGGGATTGTTAAGACGATTTAGTATTACTTGTTATGGTCATCAAGAATCAGTGGAAGAAATACGCGCACATAAAGCAGAAAAATACAAAGAGCTAAAACAAAAAGGTAATAAAGAAGAATTTCAAGAATGGTTTTTAAATTATAAACCAGATGATTCTAAAAAGAAAAAAGAAGCAGAAAACGAGGGTGAAAACGAAAAAAAGAAAAATAAGAAGAACAAAACACAAAGAAAAAAGAGAACAAAAAAAAATAGATTTGCAATTTATGGAGGTAAAACTAGACGCCGAGTATAAAATAATAATAAAAATAATAATAAAAATAAATATAATTTATTTGTTACCTTTGACATACATCCTCTCCATAACAATGATCTAGTTTATCTTGAAAAGTAACTTTTTTACCTCCACTTGTTGAATAAGTTTTATAAATAAAATAAGCAATAATGCAAACTAAAATTACAACTCCTATATAAGTATACAAAGTATAATCTGAAAAGTTGTCACCTAAACTAATCGTAGCATCAGAAATAATATCATTTACTTCAGCAATTCCTCCCAATGAAAACTCAGGACTCGTTATATCAATGGAATCCATTTTATATACTTTCAAATATAAATACTTAATTATTTTAACTAATTATAAACAATAACTTTCAAGTAATATTATAAAAACATCATATGCTATTTTTGACAATATTTTTGATAATACGGTTTCTTTAAATTGATCAGAAATATTATTATTTATACAAATCAATATATAAGTAAAATAAATCATTATTCTCTCTATCACTTGCTTCAAATAGTTAAACCCTTTATTAGAATAGTTCCAGTCATTCACATAACTACACATTTGTGTGTTACTTTCCTTAATAAAAAAACAATGAATATCCAATAGTCCGGAGAGAATACGATGAAAATTTGATTTTTCATTTTTTACGTTCAATAAATTACCTATTTTATCATACCCAAAAAGATCCAAGTATAATATCTTTTTATTTGCTTCCTTATCAAAAATAAAAGGGTTAATACCGTCAATGTATTTATTTTCATGCAATATATTACCATCTATTAGATAAGGTATGTAACATGATTTTATGATCGTATTAATAATATCATCTATATCTGTAAAAGTAGATTTTGTTACTTTTGTTCCTTTTTTAATATTATTATAACAAATATAAAATTTGTCCTTTATTTTCTCACATATATCATCTGGAATATGATCTTTCAAATGTTTCTTAAGCTCTTTTAAAAAAGTCAATTGATAGTTTTTTCTAAAATCTTTATGAACCATTTCATATAATTTAGCCATAAGATCTAGACCATCAATGTAATATAAAAACCCAACAATGGAACCTATACTACATCCAGATATTCTATCAATTTTAATATAGTTTTGTTTTTCCATTTCTTTTAAGAAATACAAGGCTCCTACAAGATAACTACCGTTAAATATACCTCCGTCTAGAACCAAGTCAATATGTTTTGGTTCTGTAACATTGGTTATGTTGTCTGGCAAATTGCCGATAAGTTTTTTAACATATTCATCAATCAATGTCATATTTTATTATAAAAAAGTATTTACTATTTTATAACAAAACGAACATCCACCTTTCCCTTAGGATTTGGATCAACCTTTCCCAAAGGTTGATAATTTTTTATTTTGCAAAAGCCTTTTCATAAAGTCTTCCTCGTTTTTATTTGAAACATACATATTAATAATTTCTGCAGGTGAATAAAAATACGGTTTTATTTTTTTAAGTTTTATAGAATCAATAGGTTGACCAAATAAATGAAAATATATTTCGGCTATTACATCATGACTTGCATTACTAAATTCATGTGTTATATCAATTCTACCTGGTCTAATTAATGCCGGATCCAATTTATCATAATGATTGGACGAAATAATCAATATTCTTCCAGGTGTCTCTCTAATTCCATCCCATAAATTTAATATATCATCCAATGTAATGGGTTGTTCATCGGTTAAATTAGTTACTGTTATTTTTGCATTTTCATTATTCATTTCATGAATTCCTTGTATAATATCGCTAATTTTTACATTATCTTTTGTTGTTGTAATTTTTTTAGTGTTTGTTTTGGATATATTTTTATTATTAAGTATATTTCTATCTATAACAATGTCACCAATACAATCTATATCTTCAAATACAATGATTTTTTTATCAAACCGAATGCTTCCTTTTTCATTATTAGAGTTATATGTACATTCAAAGAAAAATTGTTCTAATTGCCTTTTGGTTTTGAACATTTTGAGAGACATTTGAATAACATGACGACCCGTTAAATTTGCTAGTGCTTTAATAAAAGATGTTTTTCCTGTTCCAGGAGGACCATGTAATCCAATGCCAAGTGAATATGGAATGCCCTTTTCATAATACCATTCGCGGTTATTTAAGAAAAAATCAATCTTTTCTAGTAGTTCAACTTTTCCATCAAAAAAGATATTTTTAAATGTTCTTGCACTCTCAAAGATGTCTTCCCTCCAACAATCTAAAGAAGACTCTTCATCACCTATTT